CTCTAGCATACCTCGATCGGTCACAATTAATGTGTGGCGATCACTTCATGGTGTACAAGTCGCAGGACCTAGAGTCTATGCATCTATATCTTTTCAAGAGGAACAGGAAGAAACTGCCGAGATGCAGGCTTCAGCTGCCGCCGGTGTCCTATATTCTGCTATGCAGACGGAACTGACGAAGTATCTGGCCACGTCCGGCGTACAGCATCTCCGAAATGCTGCACAAGCTGGTTTTCACCAAGTTGATGAAATGCTTGGTGATTGGTTTGACTTTGACGACCCAACCAGTAAACCTGACGCGGGTGGGGAAACAGGAGGAACAAGTGTCATCCCTGACATTTATGGAAACCTGAATTTCTCAGCACCGCGATGCCTATTGGGAGTAGGCTCACAAGTACTCCCAAAACAAGCCCCACGTCACGCTTGGCTTGCGTTTATAAAGCTTCCTAGCTTTCATTCGCATGGCGAATTGACTACAACCACATTTTTTGATGGTTGGCCATTCACTGAGGACGATATAGACGTAGCAGCTGGAACAACAGCTCGGTGTCTTCGTTTAGATTTTGCATCCCGATTCTTTAGAATGTGGAGAGGATCTTTCGAATACACTTTTATGTTTATTTCGTCCCCTATGGTGGTTCAAAAAGTAGGGATTTCGCTCACTTACACGGATGCTACAGGTAATGTAGGAGACGTGGTGGTGGAAGTTGTTGAAGTTAAGGGGACAACTATCCACAAATTTTTGGTCCCTTATCTCTACACAAATCCTTACCAATTCACGCAGGATGGAGCAGTTAATACAACAGCCGGTCCTGGTGAACGACCCCGCGTACGAATTTTTCAGTACGCAGCACCTAAAGCAGCAGGAGATACAACGCCTGTGCTTAAGTGGTTGTGCTGGCAGAACGCTTGTGATGACTTTAAGTTTTATTCACCTAAGTGTCCCCAGTACCAGAAAGAAGTTGATATTCCTTCTGCTGAAATGCAGACATCAATAAAATCTTTCTCGTCAATACAACCAAGCCGACAATTCGAAGTTATCGAGAATGATGTTCCATTTTGGCCCGATCAAACGGTAACTATGGAACAGCTTTGTCAGCGTTGGTCTTGCCGAACCATCCCTGATCCGGATGCTTTGCGTGATCTTGACGACCACCCTCCTTTCTACTGGAATACAGCAGACTGTATTAGAAGCGTTTTCTTTTACAATCGTGGCCAGTTTAAAGTTAAGGCAACATTCGTGTCGCCCTCCACGCCATACACAGCTG